ATGTCTGGATGAAAATGTGTTCTTAATACATCTGTACCAACATACTGAAGTGCATAACGTGGTGTAAAGTTAGGTATATCTAAACGTTTACTCCACCATTCATCTGTTTGTTCTCTAAATGCTCTACTTTCAGTGGTGTTGCCTTCTAGAAGTATTCTATCCCAACCAAATATATTAGCACAGGCATCTTTTAATACTCCAGCAAAACTTACTCTTTGAAATCCTTCTTCAATTAGGAATCCTGCGGCTGTATCTTTTCCATGACCAATAAGGCCACATATACCTATTACTTTTTTCATACTATTATTATAATGAGTTTTGGGTTAATTGTCAATCACAAAGTTTTTATTTTTTAGTTTTTCTACTACGTTTTCAAACTTTTCTCCTAAGACTTTAATTCTTAGGTATATTCTCTCTCTAGATATCTTTGGAACACCATGTACAATCATTCCGTTGAAAAGGGTAGGGTGTTTATTACTATAGTAATGGTTGTATTCTATGTCTTCGTCAGTCCAACCTCTTTTTTCATAGTTTACATTACGTTCTGGTTCTTGACCTTCTCTACTATAAAAACTAATTGGCTCACCTGCATCTTCTGGCTCAATAGGAAACATTATACCACACCACATATAATGATCAGTATGTGGATGAAATGAGTATCCTGGATCATAATGTAGTAAATCAATATCACGTGGAGCAATGGGTTGTGCAAAATTAAACATATCCACATATTTTTTCACTACAGGATATTCTAGTAAATCTTTACCTTCAGTTTTTTGAACTGCAATAGCATTCATACCATCACGTCCTTTAAATTCTCTTTTTTCTGGAGATAGATATTGCATATAATCACCAAATTGCATTATGTTATGTCTATGTTGATTTACAAATTCTAATAACTCATTACGGTCATACGTAATCTCATCTATAGTACAGTGGTATTTGCCTAATTGCATTTGATTATCCTATTACAAAACCTAAACCTGTACTACCATCGTTGTATAATGTTAGTTCAGTTTCAAGTTTATCAATCTCAGCCTGTGCATCAGCTCTTAATTGATCTGCGTTCATTGTAGTTCCACCTTGTGGACCTGCTATTTGAGTAAACTTACCTCTTGCTTCTGATAAAATCATCTTAGCATGAGCAAAGGCATAGTCTTTTAGCCAAGGACTTGCATAAGTGTCTTCTAATAAACTTTCAGTTGGTCTGTAATTGTAACAATGCAGAACTGCATTGTCATCTGCTTTAATTTTTCTATGTAGGATTAACTTTTTATCTTGAGGTCTCCAAGTAAACAATAATTCTGCACCAAAAAGTCTACCCATTGTTTCTCTATTTTGTTGTAAAAAATCAAAACTTGATAATCCACCATTACGTGTACTACCTAATAGGTATGTATTTAGATACGCCGCTTGGAAAGGCTCAATATCGTTACCAGTACCACTGCTTACGCCTGTTGTACGTCTGTAAATGTCTTTAACTTCCATTACTTCTTCTGGTAATGTGTATTCTGCTTGACCTTCAATCATTTCAAGAATCATTAGACTCTCTTCAACTGCATTTTCTGCACGTTGACGGTATTTTTGTAATGACTTGTTTATTGCTAGTTCATAATGTTCCGGATCTAGCTCAACATCAATCATTCCTCCACCCATACGAAGTTCTATTTCTTTTTGAAGTTTGTTAAATGCATTCGCCATATGTTAGTTTCTCCTACTACGTATTGTATTTATCAGATTTTACTTATCGTAGCAGGCTAATAGGATGGTCTCGTTGTTAATTCTACCGTTTAGTTTGGTTTGAGTTGTTTTGAGAGTCTCAAATTGCTTCTCAAACTTATGTCTAGTAGCTTTTTTGATTTCTGGTAAGAATTCACTTGGTTTTCGTAGTGTCATTTGTATACTTTTGGTCTCATCATAACCTGTTATTGTAGTTCCTTTAACACTTAACCCTGTACCAGGTCTTCTAGCATTAAGTGGGTCTACATTTTTAGCATAATAAGCTCCTAGCTTACGATTCTTTGTATTAAACACTACTAAGATACGTGTATAAGGTATATTACTAGGTTCTACACTAGCCAAACCATGTGTTGTATCGCTTTGTTTAAATTTAAGTTTTTTAACAATGTCTTCTGGACTTTTTAATCTAACTTTACGTGTTTTACGATTAGCTTTTCCTTCAGCTTCTAGTATATCACAAGCATCAACGATTTTTCTAAAACATTGTAGAGCTAATTTTTTTTGTTTACTATCTAAATGGTCATATCCTTCTTGTAACTGTTCTGCAATGTCTTTTTCTTTTTCATCCATTTTATCAAGTTGAGCTTTTGTAGGAGGACTATTTAAATCTTCCATTTCTTGCAACCCAGGAGTATAGTAATTTCTTATAATTCTAGCATGAGCTGTTTTTACACCCAGTCTACGAAACAGTTTAGCTGGATCAAAATCGTCTAATGCTTTTTTATCATAATTAGTATACCAACTATCTAAAAATTCTTCAATAGGCAATGTCATTTCTAAAGAAGCATGATGAAGACGGTCTTGTATACTAGGCTGTTTCTTTATAGCCAGTTTACGTTCTTCTTCAGCTTTCTGTTTTTCTGCTTCTTCTACTTTTTCTTCTCCATCTATCATTGCTTTTTTAATTTGTTTATGTAAAAAATCAGATGTGGGTTGCATTTTACCCATTGTACCTGGTAAACTATCCCAATACTGATCTTCTTTTTCATTATAATCCGGTTTACCTAATGTCAACTGTCTACAATTATAACCTACTACTGCTGATAGATGAACTGCACCTGCTTTAGCTTTACGAATATGTTGCTTATCATATCCATTAGCCAACATCCAAGGCCAAATGTGTTCTTGTAGTTCACTAGTTTTATAATGTTCATAATACCAGCTATTAGCTGAACTAGATGCTCGATGAAATTGTTCACCAGACCATTCTTCCCAACCATCCCATTTAGGTTCTTGTAGTTTAGATTTAGGTGTGCGATATACTGAAGCTCTTGGCTTCTTTCTTTTCGCGGACTTTAATAGTCCCATCAGAAATCTCCTTTAGTTATTTTTTGTATATATCATCTTTGGCAGAAAAATGGTTGTTTACGTCTAAATCTTGCAATTCTCGGTCAATCATGGATGATACATGACCAGCAAGTGTGGACCATTTAGTTACTAAGATGTTTGCGAATTCTTGTTTGCTTTCGTGATCTAAACGAGCAATAGCTTCAACTACTTCTTCAGGTTGGAGTTTCATTATACTACCTCTTGGAAACCTAAACTAGCAACAACGTGTTTGTTACCTTCAGGATCAACAACAATATCACCTACTGAAGTTGAATACATAGGGTGAAGTCTTTCAATATTTTCTTCTGGACCAATATTACCTACTTCAAATACACCTTCAAGACCTTTTTCAGTTGTAATATTTGAAACGTGTGTATAATAACCTTTGTCAAATGCTTCTTTAGCAATTGATGAAGTATTATCTCTAGCGAAAGACATATCAAGTTTAAGTTTATGCTTTTCTACAGAATTATGACCTTCAGCATTAATTTTATCATGCTCTGCTTTTGTAACGTGAATTTGAAAAAGTTTATATTTCATTTATTGCTCCTTTATTTCTAACTATACTTACAGTTTACAGTAAGACGTCTTATATGTCAACCTTATTCAGCAGAAAAAAACCCTTAAAAATCAAGGACTTACATCTTTTTTTGTTTTTTGTTGATTATTTTCCGGAAAAATGCTTGAAATTATCGTAGTAAAGAGCTAGTGTTGCCCATATAGCATCGGGATAAAGATTAGTATATTTGTTTCCAGTCTTTTTATAGTGTTCCCATACAGTTTCACTCATATCCATATCTGTATATTCTTTCCAGAAACTTGTATCGTCTCTGTTAGATAATGCATAGTGATGTAATATGTAATCACTGTTTTCTTTCCAAACTCTGTTGATCATTCTATTGTAAGTTTTGGCGTCATATTCGCGTTTTAAGCACTCTACAAGCGTCGTAATACTATATTGTATCATAAACAATGCATTTGATTCTAATGGGTCAATAAAGCCTTGACTAAGCCCTATAGCAACCGTATTGCCTGCCCATGGATTCTTTAACCAATTAGGATTCCATTTAATATTACGTGGTTGTTTACCCATAAATGGTGTTAAGTCTTTTGTATAATCTTTAAACTCTTCTAGTGCATCTTCATTACTAATATGCTTATCACTATAAACATAACCAGTACCAATACGAGAAGTTAATCCAATTTTAAATTGCCAACCATAATCACGTGCTATACTTCTAGTATATGGAATATGTTCATCTAGCTCAAATGGACAAACCCAAGCACTATTAACTAAATGCTTTTCATGTATTTCTACTTCAGTTTTATCGTTGACAAATTGTCTACGGAAACCTGTACAATCAATATATAAGTCATACCCCTCTGGTCTTTTATCAAGTGTTTGTACAATATGTTTTACATTTTTACAATTTTCTTTTACTATACGCCCTGCTTCTTCTGCGTGTAAATGATATGCTACTGCTCTCCAACCTTTGGCATCATACAGTTCTTCGTTGATTTGATGTTTTGTAACTTCACCTGCTTTGTACTTCTTATACCAATCTTCAAATACATTATCATCATTAAACCAAAATGTAAATTTAAATTCATCACCATCTGGTTTATCCCAACCTTGTTTTATATTACCATGTTTGTGTATAGCATCACATTTTGACATCCATGTTTCTTCTTGCATACCAAAACTATCAAAAAAAGTTTTGATCATAGGAAGTGTACTTTCACCTACGCCAACTATTGGTATATCACTACTTTCAATAAGTGTTATATCATAATCTGGAAAGTTATGCTCTATGTAACCAGCGGCCCACCATCCTGTAGTTCCGCCTCCTATGATGCAAATCTTCATATTAATAATTTCCTATACTTTTTATTCTTGTCAGATGTCTACCACCTTCAAATTTAGTAGTAAAAAATGCTTCGCATATTTTCTTTGCTTGAGCAAAACTTGTAAAATCTGCACCTAGACATAATACATTAGCGTCATTATGTTTACGAGACATTTCTGCTTCTTTTGCACTTCTACATACTACAGACCTTATTAACGGATGCCTGTTAGTTGCTATTGACATACCAAAACCAGATCCACATATAAGTATACCTGCATTGTATACTTGCCATCCTGCTTTTATTTTATCTGGTGTTGCATAATCTTTTAAAAAGGTTTCAACTACTCTAGGATAGTTAACTTTCTTTTTATCGTCGTATGGTCCAATATCATGAAATAGATCTATATTAAATCTAGTTCCAATATCGCTATCAATTGGTATTAACCATTTTGATATTTGATCTTTTAGTTTCATTCCTCTATGGTCTGATCCTATGGATAGACTAATTTGTTTCATAAAATCTCCTATATGATTATTTAGTGATTTGTCTTTCAAATTCACGTAAACGTTTATATACACTTGCAAGTTCAATAATTGTAGGCCATGCTTTAAGTAAATATTGCAACGACCCTTCTACTCTTCCAAATGCTCTTATTATTTGTTGCATAACGCCAAGTGTTACTACACCTGCAACAATGGCTGGTGCTAAAAATACATAAGCAGATAAAACATTAGCTTGTAAATAAGCAATTCTGCCTACATTAAAATATAAGTATCTTATATATGATTTAAAGTGAATTGTTCTAACGTCTGCAAATAATTCATCTATTCTTTTTGGTCTAACAGTATCGTCATCTTCTGCTATAACTAGTATCTTTCTATAGGCCGCTTCTTTCTTTTGTAGATCATATTCTACACCCACGAGTCTAAGTAGCCATCCTAGTCCTATTAAAAATAAAGTGCCTCCAACACTCCATACTATTGCACCTGTAATCAATCCGTACTGCCAATCTCCAAAGAAGAAGATAGGAATACCTACTGATAGTCCAAATAATATAGGTACAAACTGTACCATAACCATAATTGATTCAATTAAACTTGTACCAAGTGATTCCATTATTCTGGAAAACTTAATAGTATCTTCTTGAACCCTTTGTGCCGCTCCTTCAATTTTTCTTGCTTTATCATATACTGCATGATACCACTCTACCATTGCAGTTCTCCATCTAAATAAGAAGTGTGCAGTAAAATAACTTATCACTACTGCTAGTGCGACATATATCATTGCTAGATATATAAAAGTTCCTAAACTAGCCCAATACTCACCTATAGTGATTGCATTAGGTGTAGCTAGTGCTTTTTGGATCATATCGTAAAATTGGCCAAACCATTCGTTTATTTTGACATCAATTTTAACTTGAACCCATAATGATGATAAAATGATTGCTGAACCTATCCAAGCCCATAGTAACCATTTTCTTTCTGTGTAAAATCTAAACATATTGTTTTCCTTATATTATGTGGGTATATAATATTTATCCATATCACATTGGGTTCAAAAGGCATAAATACAACATAACAAGGAAAACCATATGCCACGTTTTACACTATATAAGCCTTATAAAGGTAATGATTACAAATTCATGGACAGAACTATACGAGAACAGTTCGATATAGGCGGTACGGCTATACACGTCCATAAGTATTTGGGTCCACAACCTCAACAAGGCAATAATGATCCTAGTGAGCCGAACTACGGCAGTGGTTTAGAAATAGACAATACAACCGGAGAAGAAATAAATCCAGAAGGTATAATTGATGAAACAAATATTCAAGACTTACTGTTTATGGAAAATAGAGATCGTAAATATGATCCTGATATTTTTGATCTTCGTGGAGTATATAATGTTAGTGACAATGACTTTGATTTAACTCAATTTGGATTATTCTTAACCAACGATACTTTGTTTATAAGTTTTCATATCAATGATATGGTAGAAAAATTAGGTAGAAGATTAATGCCAGGTGATGTTATTGAATTGCCTCATTTAAGAGATGAACTTTTATTAAGCAACGACAGAGATGCTATTAATAAATTTTATGTAGTTCAAGATGCCGCTAGGGGTAGTGAAGGATTTTCACAGACTTGGTATCCACATATTTGGAGAATTAAAGTAGCACCATTAACAGATACACAAGAATACAAAGATATACTTGGTAGTGCTAAAGATCCAGGAAGCCTTAAAAATAAAGTTAGTGCTTACAAAACAGAACTTAATATCAGTAATGCTATTGTGAAAAGTGCTGAAGAAGCTGATCCATTAGGTTTGCCACTTGCTGAACATTTATTTGGCCAAGAAGAAGTTGATAACGAATACAAACACGGTGAAGCTTTACAACAAGGTGACCAGTTTCCAGGAAATCCCAAAGATGGAGAATATTTTATTAGAACAGACTTTACTCCTAATAGACTATTTGTAAGACGTGGAAGCAAATGGCATAGATTATATGACAATGTTACTGAACAAACTTGGAGTGATAGAACTTACAATGCTAGTAGCTTTATTAATAATAAGGCTACAACAATTATTGACGATCAAGAGTTTCCAGAACGTCAGCCTCTATCCCAAGTTATTAAACCAAAAAGTGATTTTAACAAATGAGCCAACAATACTTTTATGATAAACAAATAAGAAGATACATTCAACAATTTATAAGATTGTTTAGTGGCTTCAGTGTACAAATGGGTAAAAATGAAGAATCAGGTCTTCCAGTATTTCATAAAGTTCCAGTACGTTATGGTGATATAAACAGAATGGCGGCTCACATAACAAGAGAGAACAGTGAAAACATTATGAATACTGTTCCATTTATAAGTTGTTATGTAACAAATTTAAATTTAGTACCAGAAAGACGTACATATCAAGATCATGTAGATAAAGTTCAAGTATACGAAAAAAAGTATGACCAAACTACTGGAGAATATAAAAACGAAAAAGGCAATAGCTATACTGTAGAACGTCATGCTCCAGTTCCTTACATAATGCAAATGAACGCAGATGTATGGTCATCAAATACAGATCAAAAATTACAGTTACTAGAACAAATGCTTGTTTTATTTAATCCTACATTAGATATTAGAACAAATGCTAGTCCACTAGACTGGACTGCGTTATCTCACGTAGAACTTACTAATACTACCTGGAGTACAAGAAGTGTTGGATCAAGTATTGACGATATTATTGATGTAGCTACAATGTCATTTGATATACCAGTTTATATAAATCCTCCTGCAAAGGTAAAACAACAAAAACTAATTCATACGATTATAAGTGAACTTTATAACTTAGATGATGAAAACTTAGATCTATTTAAAGCTGAACAACCATTTAATAACGAAACTTTACAATATACAGTTGTAACATATGAAGATAGAAAAGTAAAATATGAAAACAACAACCTTCAACTATTAAATGCTAATGGAAGCAATTTAGATGATGACGGTAATGTATTAGAATGGGCCAAAGAACTTACTCCATTTGGAGTATTACGACCTGGAATAAGTCAACTAAGACTTAGAAAATCAAAAGATCCAGGTGCTAAAGATGAAGATATTATAGGACGATTAGACGAACATCCAAGTGATCCTAATTTACTAATCGTAGATATTGATCCTTCAACTTTACCTACTAATACACTAAATGCCGTAAATGCTATTTTAGATCCATCAATTAATTATCCAGGCGATGGAACTGTTCCTAGTGCTGTCACTGGACAACGTTACATACTAATTAATCCTATTCCTTCTACACCAATATGGAGTGGGTTAGTAGCTAATAAATATGATGTTATTGAATATAACGGTTCAACTTGGAATGTTAGTTTTGATAGCAGTAGTGTAAGTGATACCCAACACGTTACAAACTTATCAAGTAGCGACCAACTAGAGTGGAATGGTTCAGAGTGGGTTAATAGTTATGAAGGCGTATATAATGCAGGTTTCTGGAGACTTTACTTATAGTTGTGATGACCCACACGACGATTGTTCACATTGGATAACAAAAATATGATTACAGCCGCAGGATGTATATTTCTTAGCACAGATACAGGAAGAGTTATGCTTCAACACCGTAGTGGTGAAGTTAACCACCCTAGAACGTGGGGCTTCTTTGGAGGAAAATCAGATAATAATGAAAAACCAATTGATACGTTGTATAGAGAAATTGAAGAAGAACTAGGATTAGTTCCGGATATTAAAAAAGTTATACCTATCAATAAATTCACAAGTCCTAACAAAAAATTTATATACCATAGTTTTGTTGTAACTGTAGAAGAAGAGTTTATTCCTATACTGAATAATGAAAGTGATGGTTATTGTTGGGTTAAAATAGGTAATTGGCCTAGACCATTACACCCTGGTGCTAAAATACAATGTAATTCAAAACAATTTATAAAGAAAATAAAAACTGTGTTCGAGCAACACTCTACGAAGTTATAATACCCATTTCTTTTCTAGTAAACATTTCATCTAAGAAAGCATTATAAACTTCTTCATTATCATTTTTGTGTATTTTATCAAAATCTGGATCAAGTTCCATTATTTCTGATATAGTTCTTATATCTGTGGATAAGCCTAATTGTGTTACTGCTTCTTTCCAACCAGCATAACGTTTTAAATCAAAGAAATCTTTTATATTATTATTTTCTATACCAATTTGTTGCATCATTCTATCATCATCAACATACCACGTATAATTTGGAAAGTATATATCCCAACCGCCTACGTGATGCCACCATTCAAAACATTCTTTATCTTTTTCATAAAACGACCACATAGTAGCTTTTGGAAACATTTGTCTTAGTTGAGGTAAGTGATATGCAAACCAATGACTCTTAATAATCTTCTTTCCTGTATCCCAATCAGCAAACGGTTCTTTAAATTCTTTTAATACTTCTTCTTTAGATAGTGTGTTAAGTTTATCAAACTTATGTCCATATTGATTATGTGGACCCCAATATGCACCCCTATGCCAACCAATTACTT